CCTTTACAACCTTGGAAGCAGCCTTCATGTCAAGATCGAGGACAGCACCAGAAGCAATGCCGGTCATGGAAACGCCAATAAGAGCGTCCTTTTCAGTGTTTCGCTGCCAAACTGGACGAAGGTAGTGGAAATCCGTGTAGGATGCTTGTAGAGTGCCAAGGAAAGCGGCAGCACGAACACGGGCTTCATAGTCTTCCTGGGAATCAACATTAGAAACATTGACCTCGGTTAGATTGCAGAACTGGTAGGGGCGAAGGGCGATCTCACAGCAAGGGTTAGTTCCCCAGTCCTTATCATAAGTGAAATAGAAGCCAGGCTCGCCAGCACCAGAAGCCTTAACACGAGCCCAGAGGTCAAGGAAGAACTCCTTTTTGACCTTGTGTCGCATAAGAACGACGGAGTTATTGGCTCGGCCTCGCTGTGGGTTCTCCTCCCACCAAGCACCAGCCTTTGCAGCGATCATTTCGTCATCGTCGGCTGAAAAGAGGCAAATAAGGGCAGCACGACGAATGCCACCAGCCAAAACGGCGTCAGCAATGTGGCAAACAATGTCGTGGACCTCAATAGGGCTCAACTTGTCGCCGTTCTGCTTGGTGTCAAGGATGCCTTCGATCTTGACAAGGCACTCACGGAGGGGCTGCGGGCCAGGAGCCTTTCCGCCAGATGTTACCAAAGCGCTTCCCTTCGGTCTAATGTCCGAGAAATCGAAACGGATCTTGGATGTGCCGTTGAAATAAGAAAGAATAAGCATCTTTACAGCATCAGCCCAGCCCTCGATGGAGTCGCCAATAAGGTAGCGTCGGGTTCTCTTGCTGCTTGGACGGTTGATCTCGGGCAACTTCTCTACATGGTGCCTCTGAACGGAATAGCCGACACCTGTGCCTCCGAGAAGAAGGAACATCGCCTCACAAAAGGCGCGAACATCGTCGATCGGCATGTAGGCGCAGTTGAAAACGCGGTTTGGAGCAACCTCAATGGGCTTTCCGCCAAACTGCATAGAGCGCATGGAAGGTAGAACCTTCTTGTCATAGACAAACTCATAAGCTGCGCTTATTTCTTCTTTAAGCGCAGGATATTTCTTTACATGCATTGCCTTGTTTCGATCTACGATCTCCTTAAAGGTTTCGCGTCGATATAGTTCTGGCACATACTTGGCATACTTCATGTGCACGGTGATGTCTGAAAGTATTTCTGTTGATAGATCCATAGTTTATTTTGCTCCTTCTTTTTGTTCCTTCTGCTCTTTCCTAAACTTCTTATACTTTTCTTTCAGAATCTCACTTTGGTCCTTGACAGAGATAGTGGATGCTTCTTCGTCCGTTGGCTTGATAACTTCAATACTTACATTTGATGTGTGCATTTTAACAGGGAATACGAGTCCATCAGGTCCGTTCCTGTTCTTGGCAACAAAAAACCTTCCTGTATTGTTTTGCTTATCTTCTACTGTTCTCGAAAGTGAGAAAATGAAGTCAGACACAAAGCATTTGTTGAATGCCTCGGAAATGGATTCCATTGTGATAACTTCTGCATTGAGTCCTGACCTATTCGTTTGAGAGGCAGTCCAGAAAGAGCAATTGAACTCTTTGGCCAGACCACGCAACTCTTCATAAATAGATTCGAGTTCATGTCTTTTCTCTCTTCCAGAAGAAACTGGACGCAAAAGATCTGCATAGTCAACAATAACCATATCAGGATCTATGTCCTTCATCTTCAACTTTTCAAGGTGAGTTCGCAGAGTCCGCGTAGATGCTGACTTTGTGGGGTATTCCTTTACGAGAAGTACACCCTCAAGATCCTGAACTTTCTCATAGATCTCCTCCTTGAAAGTATGCATTTGAGAAAGGGGGATCTTGGTAAGACAAGAGTCATAACGACCAGCCACGACAGTATCAGCAAGTTCAAGTGTGTAATGAACTACTGTCTTGCCGTGCTTGATCGCCTGGGCTCCCAAGTGAACGAGAACCATTGACTTTCCGGCACCTGTGGGGGCAATAACGACGCCAAGTTCTGCCTTACCAAGACCACCCTTACAAATTTCATCAATCTCCTTCCACCCTGTTGTAATCGGGTTTCGGGCCTTGATCTCAAAGCGCTTCTCAAAGTCTTTTACATAATCGTAGCCATGATCAGAATAGTCGCCCAACTTGATTGCATCGTTGATGATCTTGGAGATCTCGTCAAACGAAGAGCGTTCAAGTAGTTTGACTGACTTGATCATTGCTTCCTTCAACTTTTGCTTTCGGCAAAAGTCAAGTGCTGTCTTCTTTACATACTCGGAACCGCTAACGACGGAATCGTGAATGCGAGCAAAGTAGTTTCTCAACTGCTGCTGGGTTGCTGCGTTCTCGTCCTCGATCTCGGCACGAATAATAGAAATCATGATCTTATAAGTCGGGTGAACATTATACTTCTCCCGGTACTCAAAGATCTTACGAATAAAGACACGGAGGTAGTGAAGTTCCAAAAAGTTAATATCTAGAACTTCCATGATCTGGTCGGCAAAAGGACGATCCAGCAAGATCATCTGGCATAGAGTTTCTTGAAAATCCTTGCCAAATTTGCTGAAACTCGGCTTCTGCTTCTTCTCCAAATCACTGTCCCCCGTCTTTTGAATGTAGCCCACCTTGGGTCGCCTGTCAAGCACTTTGCTTACTCTTCTCGATCATGCCACGGAACATCGTGAACAGTTCCGTCCAATTGTAAGAGCCAAAGCCATGACTGACCGATGCCTTCTTGAGACCTGTTGCATTTAGTTCAAGCAAGAAGTTTTCAAGAGCATGGTTGATCTTATGACGACCCTGCACCGAAATGCTGGGTGGTGTCAAGTTCATGACCTTGTAATTAGTCTCCACTGTGTCCCAGCCTTCGACAACATTGGAATAAAACTTGACCTTTTCGTTAGTGTCTTCGCAGAACCGCCTTACATCGGAAAGCGTGTGCATCTTGTCTTCGCAAAGAAACGCGAGGCGCTTGGAAATGGTCTTTAGACCTGCGCCCTGGATGCCGACGAGGTTGTCGGACTTGTCGCCGGCAATAGCACGAGCGATGACAAAATTCTCTGGGGAGATGCCATACTCGTCAATGACCGTCTTCTTTGTCCAAGCCTTCTTTTGAATAGGTCGGTAAAGGACAGTCTCGTTGTCCAAGAGTTGCAGGAAGTCCTTATCGGAGGACACAATAACCTTTTGCCAACCCTTGTAGCGAGGAGACTGGACGACAGCAGCAATAATGTCGTCTGCCTCGACCTTATCAAGCACAAGCTGGATGATCGGCATTTCGTTTAGCATTTCCATAAGGATCTGCTGCTGCCAGATCATATTTTCCTTCTGGGACTGCTCTGACATACCTTCGATCTCGTAGTTCTTACGGAGAGGCTTGCGGCCCTGCTTGTACTCCTTGACGGTCTGACGACGCTTTTGTGAGCCACCAGCACCATCCCAAGCAATAATAACTTGGTCTGGATTTGCTTCTCGCATGATCTTCTTCATGGAGTTTAGAAAACCAACGGCACCACCAACAGGGTTGCCATTAGTAGAGATCATCCCATTTACAATGTAGTTTCGGATGAACATATTCAGTGCATCAATTACCACGACTCGATTCATTTTGCCCCCAAAGTCTGTTTATAGTTTATAACACTCGATCGTCTGGTCGTCAATGGAGTAGAACACCCTCTTGACACCAACATGACGAAGAACCTCTTCACACATGGGACAAGGCTTGGAAAGAAGAAGAGAACCCTGCTTGCTGATCCTGACAACATAAATGTCTGACCCTCGGGTTTTGTCTCTCGCAACGCCAAGAATGGCACCAAGTTCAGCGTGGTGGGTTGCGTGTCCGCAACCATGAGCCCGAAAGCGTTGTGCCCACCTCTGAACCTTGTTTTGGTTTGCCGACCAGTTTAGGACGCTTCCGCCCTTTACCAAAATGGCTCCGTGCCTGTGTAGCGAATAGGTAGAACCCTCCGCAAGACGACGAGCCAGGTCAACATAGCGCCTATGGCGTCCCTTGATCTTCATACAAGAATGCCCCAACACTCTTATAGTAGCGTGTTGGGGCATCAAAGTCAAGCGGAATGTTTTATCATTCTTCGCCGTCTATATCGTAAAACTCCTTGGCGTCGACTGCCTTGTTGTCAAAGCGGAGAATGACTTCTTCTTCCATAAGCTTGAAAACTCTTTCTCGGAATGTGTCGTTCTGCAACTTTTCCAACCAGTTAGCGGACTGGAACTTTTCTGTTTTTCCATCTTCGTAATGCAAAGTCCACCAAGCGCCTGCATTCGTGAGGTGCTTGGAGCTTTTAATAGCTTCAAGCCACGACTCTTCGTCTTGGATTTTAACATCATCCCCAGCCCAAAGGATCTTGAATGTGCATTCTCGACCATCTGAACCGAAACGGGACTTCTTAATCTTTGCCTTTACCTCTGTGCCAACCCGGAAACCCTTGTCATCATAAATGTAGCTTGACTTGCCCTTACGAGCAGTTAGCCAGATGCGAAGAGAATAGGCATAAATGGCTGCCTTGCCGCCTGGGGTGAAATATGGCTCCAACCTTGCTTCCGCAATGTTTGAGGTAATGTTCGTCTTCAACTGGTTTAGAATAAGAAGCGTGGACTGCGAATTCGCAATAGGAACGGTTAGCTTTGCGAAACCCTTTGACAAGATGCGTGGCTTGACAGCCATGCTTGAAAGCGGGTTAAAGTCGCCTTCAATGTCGGTGGTAGAAGGCGTCATAGCAAGGGAGTCCCAAATAAACAGCATTCGGTTCTCGTTTCCTGCTAGGAGTTCTTCAATAGTTTCCAAAACAAACTCAACTGACGATGCTTGAATGTAAAGTAGATCATCTACATTACAGCCGGCGTTTGTCAGAAAGTCAGGGTCAATAGCTGACTCTGAATCAAAATAGACGACATCAATGCCCATCTTCTGGGCGTTGCCTGCGATCTGGGCAGCCATGTAAGACTTACCAGAGGCAGAAAGACCAGCGATCTCCGAGATCTTTCCTACTGGAATGCCGGCGTACTTTCCACGACAAATGATGGAGTTTAGCCAGCGGGAACCAGTTGGGATCCACTCGGTAACCTCTGTCGGGTTTGTCCCTGACAGATCGTGGGCAACTGTTGCACCTGCCTTCTTGTTGACAAGCTTTCGCATCTCAGCGATGGAAAGCTTTCCTGCCTTTGCCTTTGTTCTCTTAGGCATTTATTTCAGTGCTCGTGGTTGTCGGTCATAATGTTGTTGGCCTCGTCAAAAACGGGCTCGGTCTCTTCGACCTCAACATCCTCAACAACCTCCGGCTCAGCTTCCTCGGCTGGCTCGGCGACGACCTCGATGGTCTCAATGTTGCTTGTTCGATCTTCGTCGGTTGGCTCGGTGTTAATAAACATCATGCTTGTGACACCAGCAAAGACGGCAAAAACCGCAACCGCTACGAAGGCAACGTTCTTGTTGCTAAAATTATTCTCGTTTGTCATAAGTTCCTCCTTTAAAAAATGCGGGGCATCTGTAACCCATGCCCCCCTGCGGTTGGTTCAGGACTCAGGTGCCTGTCGAAACGCCAGTGTCCGCGCTGCCAGTGTCACCTGTCTCACCAGTGGAACCCGTGGGAACCGTGGTGGGGGGAGTTGTTGGAGGAGTCGTAGTCCCCGTTGGCTCCGTGGTGGTTGTCTCTGAACCGGTGTCGCCACTGTCCTCCTTGTCTGACCCGCAGCCAAGAAGTAGTAGTGCTCCCATCACGGAAACACATAAGCGACCAAATAGATTACTGAACATGAATAGTTTTCTCCTTTATGCACTCATCAAGTCATTAAAAGCGTTGTCAACGCTTGAAGTGGTGTTGTTACTGTCGTACTTCACAACATCCTCTCCAGCAGAGTCCTCGCCTGCAAGCCACTCGTCAAGCATGACCTGAATCTCCTGTGGAGTCTTCCGTGGGAAAAGCTCATCGAAATCAGGGATGCTGTCGAGCAACTCTGCGCATCGATCAGGGCCGCCAACTGCGTCATCGCAGAGAGGGCTTGAACGACGGCGTGGAGTAATGCCGGTCTGTGGGAAAGATGCTCCAGGCGGCTTTCCATAGGTAATAACGAGGTCAGTTCCTGACTCAACATCGGTAATGTCGCCATACTCGGGGTTGAGAACAAGCTGGAGAAGCTGCTCGTAAGCACGCTTTCCAAAACCCCAGATGCGAACACCCTTCTCCTCCTCACCTCGGACAAGAACGGGAGCAAAGAAACGCTGCTTTGCCATCAGATCCTTAGCCTGCTTGATGCTGGCCTCGTCACCTGCCTGGAAAAGCTGACGAACAAAGTCGTTAAGTGGGTCGTCAATGCCAAAGTTACGCTTCGGGCTGAGAAAACCAGGGTTCTTACCCAGGTTGTAGTGGAACCAAAACTCCTTAAATGGATCGCCATCAGGGGTTGGAACGATACGAATGGTCTGTTCACCATCCTCGGGACGCCAGAAGGGAGACTCCTTCTTACCGCCCTTGTTGTGAAGTGCGTCAAGCTTTGCACGCATCTTGTCAAGATTGATACCCATTTTTCTTTTCTCCTTGTTGTTTAAAGAAAGACTGGCAAATATCCCAGCCCTACTGGTTCTGTATCATTGGACTGTGGATCAAAAGGTATCCGTAGTCCGTCTCATAGTTGGTAGGAAAAACACCATAGGAAACTGTTTTTGTTTCATCAGTGATCTTTCCTGTCATTTGTGAAACGATGGTCTTGTGTAAAGAGCCATCCTCTCGCAACCTCTTGCCTCCAACACAATAAATGTAGCATGCTTCCCGTGGTGTGTCAAGTGAAAAGAATAACTTTTCTTCATCCTTTTCAAAGTCATAAATCCCAACTGTGGAGATTCGGCGGGTTTCTCCTGGCTCTTCTAGTCCGCCCATGACTGGTTCTTGGTTTTTGCACACATTTATCATGTGGAGAGTTGAAACGATGATCTCGTTCAACTTGTCATAATAGCCGATGATCGGAACTTCGCCAATAACGGCCTCAACTGCGTTGTTTGAAATAAGGTAAATGCGCTCTATTGCCCCTGACCTTGCGTATTGTTGGAGCACGTTAAATGTTACGCGCTCGTGTGTCTTTTTACGCTCGCTTAGGAGTGACCGGTCAGGCTGGATGTAGACGACGCTTATTCCTTTCTTGTCCTTTATTCCTTCCATTACTCGGAGAGACATACCAGAAATGTCCCCCGATCCACCTATTACAATGTAGCACGCTCCCTCTGCTGTGTCAAGGAATTTTTTGAGGTCAGGTGCATTTTGTTCGTACTGCTCTGGCCCTTGCTGCTTCTCTATAGTGTAGCTGTTCTCGCCTCGCCTGTCAAGGTCAATGTAGAAAGTTTTATACTGCGGGTATTTTGAAAAACACTCCGCAATAGCACAGCCAGCCTTTCCAAGACCAATGATGTTCATGGCGCAGCCTCCAACGCGGCCACGAGGGCGGCGGCTTCGGTGTGGTCAGATTGCGCGGACGTGCCCACAACTCGCCAGCCATGCACGCCGCCCGCAGTCAGCAGGGGCTGGCAGGTCAGCCAGTCGCAGCCCCAAGCCTCCCGCACCAGCGCGAGCAGGCACCCGACGGTAGCAGGGTCGTCGAGGTCGGGTATGGGAAACAGGCCGCCAGGATACGTCCCATCGTCCGCCACTCGCGAGGGATACAGATGCCCCGCATCGAAGGTCAGCCGCCGCATCCCCGGCATCCATCGCCAGTGGCGACAGGCTACTGCTCTCTTTGCTAGGTCATTCATCACAGGTTAATCTCTTTCATATCGCCAAAGTTAAAGCCAGCGCGGACATTGACTAGGAACTTGCCGAGATCAGTGTCGCTGAAAACCTTTAGCAACTCTGGGATCTTATGTCTCTCGCCTTCCTTCATGTCAAGGACGATGCTGTCGTGGATGATGAAAGCAATAAAACTTTCCAAGCCCTCCATCGCCTCGTTTACCTTGATGACCTGGCGAAGAACAAGATCGGCGGTGGTGCTTTGGACGATGTAGTTTAGAGCGTGAGAGTGATCGGCAGGAATAGTTCTGTCAAAGATCGTCTTTACCTCGCCGTTCTTCCAAAACTTGGAACGGACGGCATCACGATCATAAATAGACGCAAACCTTTCATTTGTTTTGTTTTCATCATAGAGCCACGCAAGCAGCCCTACCTTCGCTTCTCCGCGTGTCGTGCCCTTGCTGAATAGATTACGCGCATTCCAGTCGTGAATGTCTTCTAGGGGTGGTGTAGAGCCTCCCAGGGCCATTAGCGTTCGTAGTTCGGCTGCGTTGAAGTCCAGTTCAACGAACCAGTCGTTAGTTGGCTGGATGATGTGGCGAAAGTCTTTATTTAGTGTCATAATCGGAAAGGTTTCAAACTCGCTGGACAAGCGACCTGTGATGGTTCCGTTGATGCGATAATGACAATAAGGAGACACGGATCCCAAACGAGCGTTTAGGTGCTTGCCCTTGTCTGTAATGCGCAGCCTGTTGAGCGCAGACTGGTCGATGTTGACCTTTTGGCGGCGGATCTTCGTCAAAACCTTCGTAAGATCAGCCAAAAAGTCATAGTTAGCAGGTCTTTTATAGTTTTCGAAGACGTGCTGGGTTATTTGGTCTTTCATTTTACAATAATCCTTGAGAAAAGTGGTTGGAACGAGGTCAAAAAAGCAGTTTTCGTTCAGATCGACCTTACCAAGAACGAAAGAACGGTAAAATGCTTTTAGTTTTGCCTCAACCTCTAACCACTTGTCTAGGAGGTGAGGTGGGCAAACGTCAGCAAGAGACTGATTGGGAGTGTATAGACTAGCATACTCCACGTCAAGGTCTCTGAGAAACTCAGCATATTTCCATGTCTTCTGCAAGTTGTTTGGTAGTTCTTCAAAATACAGTTCTCCGTCCTTATAAACCCCAACACACTCGCCTTTATCGTCGAGCGCCTGAAAATACATGACCCCTCCAAGTCTATTTCAGTATATCACAAAGTTTGATGCTTGAACACTTCTTTTAACTGTTTCAGCAACATCGGCTTCGGCGCCTAGTCCTTGACGAGCGAAGTCCAATCGGGTTGCATCATAGAACAGTGAGCCTTCCAAGTGCTGCACATTATCGAACTTAGAGATAACATAACGCATCGCTGATGGCCTGTCAAGTTTTTTAACAATATTTCCTGCGTTCTTTGAAATTTGTTCAACTTGAGCATCGTTGTAGTCCAACCCTGTTTCAATATTACGGATCCTGACATACTTGTCAAGCCAAAATTCATCTGGGTAGGCATTTGGTATTCTTCTTGGGTCAACTTGGCGCCTTCTAATTGTCTTTCTTTGTTTAGAGCACATATTGAATGTTGATCTACCCCCGGCACCAACTGTTGGGCCTGACTCTTTGATTACAGTTCTTGCTCTATGTTGTGCTATTCTGTTGTAAAACTGAACCATCAGGTTTATGATAGATGGGATGTCGTCTCCATAGGTCTGTGTGTAGGCCACACCAAGAACATAGTTCGATCCACCAGGGAATCCAAACGCTTTCTCAATGTAGGGCGTCATTTGCGGAGAGTTTAGATCTGCCACAAGGCGCCAGGGGATGTTCTTGTCGATCACGAAACCATAACGAGATGCGAGGTTCTTAAAATACTGGAAGTTCTTTTGTCTGTAATAAGCATCGATCTTGTATTGGTCTTCGCTGTAAGGAGCATTATCTACCTCAAATGCTAAACCAGTTGAAAGAGGAGAATACTTTCTGGTTAGAAAATACATAGATCTTGTTATTGGTCTTTCTTTCGCAGTATCTTTAATGTACTGAAGAAAAGGATTGACAAAGGAATCAAAGTCTTCTATGTTATTGATCAGTCTATTATTCTTAACATAAGTTAGAAAATCTTCTGTTCTAGATCTTAGATTATTCTTATAGTCATCAAAAGGATTTATAAATGCTTTCTTAACACTTAGCTCAGTAAGAGCAGGTGCATTTTGATTAATGTAACCTTGTGCAAAATCTCTATCATACTTTCTTTTCATGTCTTTGTATGCTTCAGTTACAACCCTGAGCCCTACTTTGGTATTTGATTCAGGTCCAAAGTTATCAAGTTCTTTCTGATTTACAAAGACAGGGTTGAAGGATCCGTCTACTCTGCCAATGAAGATCTTCTCGTTTAGGAGAAAGTCTTTTAGTTGTCTAGTTTCCAGTGTAGGTTCGTTTGTTTCTGGGAGTAAGGGAATAGCATTAACGGAATAGTCCGCCCGTTTAATGATACTTTCTCTTGCTGGTAAGTTGTTCTTTGCTGCTGGCATTGTTATTCGTCCCACCTTTCTCGGCTACCGCCTGTTTGCCAGCGGGCCTTGATTGTTGTAACAAATGTTCCATCTGAAGAAATTGAGTTACCAACCTCAGTAATGAGGTGATAGCCCCCTAGACCCATGATATTTGCCCAGGATCTTTGACGGTTTCCGTTTTCCCCAAAGTCGGCCCAGGATGGACCGGCTCCTAATACTTCTGCGTCTATGTAGACCAGTTGTCCTATCTTAAATAGGTTGTTACCTACCATTTCAACGGTTACATCGTAGGCGTTGGAAAGTTGGTTTAGGAGAAGTCCGCCCTCTGAAGCGAACCTTGCTTCTGGGAGGAACTCTTGATTTGTCTTATTGAACTTGATTGTTCTTACTAGACCTCGATCTAAACCATAGGCAAGGTGATAGACGCCTTCTTTTATGTCAGCATCATATTCGCCACTTAGTTTCTTGTCGTCTATTATGCTAACGCTTATGACAAAGTATTCATAAAGGTTCGGTTTCGTACCTTCGCAGTTATTGACAAGGTTGTTTTCAGGCGAAACCTTTGATAGATCGACTACCTTGTATCCTAACTCTTCATCAAGGCTGTAAAAATCACTTTCTGAAATATCTTTGTGGCTATTGATTACTAGGGTCTGCGCTCGGACACTAGCATCGGTTAGTCCTCCGAAACACTCTGATCCAAGCAAATTTCCGACAACAGAAGCAACTAGATCATTCATAAAGTGAAAATATGGATATTCAAGAATATCTTTTGAAAGAACGTTGTCAGACATAAACTTTAAGAAAAATTCAACTGACACGGGGATATCTGCTAAGTTTACATCTATTTCTATTGGACCTGACGGTCGTTTTAGACTTAACTTTATGTTACCCAGAATAATTCTTAGGTTTTGATGAATATCTCTTGCCCTTTGTCTTCCTTCTTTAACTGCTTCTACAATTGCTTCATCTGTGCCGACTGTCTGGACCCTTTCAGATGCGTAACCAAAGGTTTCGAAAAGAGCATCAGATGCTAACTGGAAAGTAGATAATAGATCTTGCTCGATACCGGTCCCTGTGAGAGTGCTGGATACACTAGTAATTCTGCTGTCTATTGCAAATGCAGTGTCCCCGACAACACTATCGGTAATGACAGCGATAAGATCTCCCAAGAACATATATGCGACCTGCTCTTTAGATACAGTAGTGTTGTCTATCATTGCTTTGATAGTTTTATTTAGTGCTTCTTGATTATTTTCATTTGTTGCAAATGTCTCAGCAATACCCGACGCCGCCCGTCCGCCGGCGACAACTGCATCAATACTAATCGGATCTGGTAAGTTATTAGAATTCTTTGTCTGCCAGTTTAAAAACCTTGTGTTTTCTTGTGGTGTCATTTCATAGTTAAAGATTGCACCTGCACCTTCAAGCCTTTCGAAGATGTGAGAAGTAAAGAACTGCTTGCTTGATAAGACTATCTTTCTCTTTAGTGTCTCAAGTTGTTCTATTTTCTCTTTGTAGTTATCAGCCGGCTTCTTTTCCCTAAGTGAAGCGACAGCATCATCGATCTGCTTTAGGGTGTAGGTTCTCCCTTCGCCAAAGCCAACTGTAAGATCATCGGCCAAACCTCCCATCGGCAGGAGGATGTTCATGCCCTTGTCGGTCATAATGGCGTCAAGCCTACCACGAAGTTTGATGCTCAGCGAAACGGATCCATCATCGCCATATTCAAAGTTGTGACTTTGTGGAACAAGGGAGAGAATATCCGTGTGGCATTTTATTGCGTCTTTGAACTCTCCGTCATTGGTAAATGTTCCAAAGGTTTTGTCACCACCATTGTATCCAACCTTAACCCTTATTTCGTAACATTCAGGGGAAAAGTTTCTGTAGTTCTTTTCTCTCTTGTCTGGGTTTCTACAGTCTGGGACAAGAACAAGATCAATAAAGCGATAGTCTCTGTTTTTGTTTCCTCCGACCACGGCTCCCTTTCTCTGGGCAATAAACGCTGGGAAACTTTGGGCAAATAGTTTTAGTTCTGCTTCCACTTCCCTTGTTGCGGTAAAGGGATCAGAACCAATAAAGTTCCAGTTAAAAGACTTGACGCCAATGTCCATTCCTCGCAAGAACTTGTTTTCAGTTCTACCAAGAAAGTCGATTTCAGTTGTCCCGGTTATTCCCTTTGTTGGGTCAAACGCAGTTGGGAACTCAAACTCAACCAACTCGCCTCGGGTGGGCTGTTCGTCTTCTTTTTTGTCTAGATATTGCTTGTAGATCCTTAGTTTCGGAACAAGTTGTGCGATCTCGGCAGACATCATATTTGCTATTTTTGGTGCATGCTTCTTTAGATAGAGTTTGTTTGCTAAGTTAGTTGTTCCTGCGCCTGCGAGATAGATTCTTGTTCTATTGATTACATTAGAATAGTAGCCTGGGGTTCTGATGATCAAGTCGCTGGGGTCGGTCTCATAAAAAGGTACATATGGTCTGCCTTTACCTGCAAGGCGGTCTTGGTGAAACTTGGCAAAGTTATCCATGTTGTAAAGTAGGAAACACTGCTTTGCTCCGTTTACTATTTGAGCGTTGTCGGTGTCGATGGGTTCTGGATCGATTGGTTCACCGGCCAGCGCTTGCCTTGACTCCTGCTGCGCCTCTAATAAGGCCGCCCCAGCAGTTGAGCCAAGTTCTCCTGCTCCTGCTTGCTCTTGTAAAACCGAAGGATCGCTACGCTCATATCGTGTAACTGCGTCTAGAGCAAAAGAATATTCTTTTGCTTCTCTAGGGGATAGTTCTTGTCCTGCTCTTATTTTTTGATTTGCTTTATCAATAGCAGAATTAAGAATCCTAAGTCGATCGGCTGTTTCTTCAGCCGCCACCGAACCATAGATTGCATTAGATGCCTGATCCGCAGCCGATGGAAAAAACCAACTTCTTTCTTCTAAAAGGCTTTCTCCATCCCCTTCGATTCTTCTAATTTCTCTAAATTGCTCTTTTAGTATTTCTTCTTTTGTCGGCATCTATCACACCGTCCCATAGTTGAAATAAGTCAAGACCTTTTGGAGCGGCTGTGGAATAAACACGACAACACCTGGCTTTACCATGCCTTCGTTTGGCTTCTGGTTATACCAAGCAATAACCCACCAAAGTTTTGGATCTCCGTAATACTCATTTGCAAGTTTATAGAACTTGTCGCCCTGCTTCCAAACATGCTTGAGAGGAGTGAAGCGCCTTCTGACTTGTGCCGTGAGAGGCGGAATCTTTGGTGTCTTGTATTGTGTTATTTTGTTTAGACCTCGTTTCTCGATGAACTCTTCGTAGAAATCAAGGTCATTCTCAAAAGTGTCTTCTGAACCATGTCTTGGCATTACAAGATTCCTCCGACCCATTCGGGCACATCGCCAACAAACCCAGGCGTTTTCTCGTGTAGAGGGATCAGATCGAAACGGAAAGTCGTTTCTGTGAAACCAATACTTGTTCCATTTGCCCCAAAGACAACCAACGGAGAATCAATGGGAGATAGACCAGTTCGTGGACTGTTTGAAAACCCGGTCATAGCACAGAGCAAAGGTGTGCCAACGCCGGCGGTTCCATGGATAACATCACCAAAAGTGATGTAGATAAGAGGAGGTCTCTGAATAGTAAGAGCATTTGTTATGCCAGAAGGAGCACCCTCGTAAACTGGATATTGCAGTTTCTTCATCTTAGTTTTAATCATGTTTGTTGCTGTAAGATCAGTTGTTCTGATTCCGAGCGTTATCTTCCTTGTCGTGCCTTTGTAGCTAACTATCGGATCCATTCTTCCAAAAACTTGTGTGGTATTGTAATCAGTGGTGAAGTTATCTTGGAACTCAACAAGTTGAAATAGGGAAATTTCTTTCTTACCGTCTTTTCTCGTCGGGTTCAAGACCAAACTATTCTTCGCCTTGTTATTGGTAGCCGAAGAATGGGCGGGGGTTATGATAAGTGTTGGTAATGACATCTAAACCTCCTAGCTCGAAACCAACTGGGTTCCAACAATGGCATCAATAATTGAAGCATAAAGCTTACTTGATTGCCCATTAACATAATTAGATACTTCAACGTTATTTATCGCTCCAGTCAGAGACTCCCCATCAATCATTATATTGAGTTTGATCTCTGGTGTCGGACCACCAGCAACCGCAGGGGCTGTGGCAGTAGGTTCTGGGGTGGCTGCTTCCGCTGCTATGCCAACCCTGTCCAGCGCGCCACCAGCAACGTTGGCAATCGCCGCTGGAACCGTAGAAGCAACGCCATATGCTGTGACAGTAGCGGTGTAGGCAAGAGCCTTATCTAGCTCTAGTTCGTTTATCTTGTCAATACTGGTGGCGATACCTTGACCAACGGCAAGAAGAGACTCTGCTGCCCCCGCGATGAAGTTGGACATAAAACCTGCTACCACCTTGAAACCTTCGACAACCATGTAGATAGCCAGTCCGATCGCCCCAATGGCGGCAGCAATAGAAAGAGCAACACCAGCAATTGTTCCAAGGACAGGAATAGCAGCCGATGCACTAGCAGCAAAGGAGGCCATAGCCTTTCCGCCGGCCCCAAGAACACCATTTAGGACACCTTGAGATGCAGCCGCCCCTTGTGCAGCGGCAGCCCTTGCACCTTCGGCAGCAGTATTAGCCACAAGCTGAGTTGTGTATTTGCCAGTTGCTAGTGCTAATAGATTACTCCCTGTTTTCAAAAGAGCAAGTCCTCCAATTAGTGGTCCAATGTACCTCATAATTGGTGAAATAAGATCCAAAAATTGCTTAAAGATAGAAACAAGAGGCCCAAAGGAGATTGCAAGACTCATTGCAATTTGAGACAACTCTTCCATTAATGTGTTGAACTGTGCGGTCTGATCTGCCAGTGCTTCAATGTCCGCCGCTGATTTCTGTGGGGCTTCGACAAGATCTATTCTTCCTCGCATTAGGAGAGCCAACTGCTGTTCATTGAGTCCCGCAGCAGAAGCGATAGTCTTTCTTTGATAGTAGTCCATTTGTTCAAAAGAGAGCCCAGCATCATCAAGTCTGTTCTTCAAAATCTCAAGTCGTTTTGATAGGTCAGTTTCTGCAACAAGTTCTGTTGCATTTAGGAAAGGTCCGCCAAGAAGTGCATTTAGGCGACTAACTGATTCTGCTGCTGTGTCAAAACGATCGAATTTCTGAACTATTCCAAGAAGTTCATTCATTGCAAGACCGGTGCTCTTCGACTGTGCTTCAAGGTTTCTGAAGGCATTCACACCATTTTTACCCATTGCTGCAATCTCTGGACCCATTTGTTGGAAGTCACCGGCTATCTGACTCGCAGAAACCCCCAGGTCTTGTGCAAAAACAAATAGTTCTCTTTGTAGAGCGGCGGCTTCATCGGTAGACTGTCCGAGAACCTTTGTAGCAAATTGAATGTTTTTAGCTGTAACCTCGGCGGAAATACCAAGTTCGCTTAGGATCGCGACTGTCTTACCAAGTGTTTGCTGTTGTGCCTCACTCATCTCTGTGAAGTCGGAAACATTGATGAATAGAGATTGGACTGCTTGCGCGGCCTCAGCGGACGAGACGCCTGCATCAAACATTGAACGCTCTAAACCGCGAATGTTGTCATCAAACTCTCCAGAAGCACCTGTTGCCCTATTAAAACTGACAACTGCTGCATCTTGTTCCAGAGCAAGTTTGGCTGACATTTGAGCCGTTGTATCTATCAGTCCTCTGGTGACAGCAAGAGGGTCTTTTAGCTTTCCGAGGTTCTCCTTCATTTTGCCCGAGAATGCTGCTGGATCGGTGATAAATGCTCCTATTGAGGTCTCTGGGGCTTCCGAGTACATGAAGCCAAATGTTCGATCAAAAAGGTTGTCCGCGTGCTTTAGGACCGATTGTCTCAACTTCTCTTGTTTTGTTAGTATTTCGACTTGTCGCTCTTCTTCTACTGTCTGTTGTTTAAGAAGTTCTAGTTGTTCCTTGAGTCTGGCGACCTCTTCTTCGTTCTGGTCGTTAATCGCCTTAGCAATGTCTGCTTGGAATTTTACGAGTTGAGATCGATTTTCATCGATCTTAGTTTGTATTTTTGATATTTCGTTTATTTTTAATTGTGTTTCGTAATCAGATTGCGCAACATCACCTTGTTCTTTTTTGAGTTCAAGAATTTGCCTTTCGACCTCAAGGCGAGCCTGTGCCTGCTCAAGAGTCTCTTGAGCGGTCCTAAGTTCGCCTACGATTCCGGTTCCGCCTTCTTCTTCTGCCATTGTTTAGTTTCCTATTTGAAAGGCCATTTAATGCCGGTGTCTCTCTCAAAGTTTTTGACTGAGTTGTCGAGTTTTGCCTTGTTCTTGTATGTTGTTGGGTGATCCAAGCCGTAACGACGAACAGCATCCATGTATTTTGCTTCACCGTTTATTGCTCTGGCAAAAGACTCAACATCAGATTTAGAGCCCTTCACCTGAATATTTGGAGCCCAGCCACCAAAGATGCCTCTCATAAAGTATTCAATCCAAGCACCAAACATTCCGAGAAGACCTTCATCGAGGCTTCTTCTCTTCAATACATCAAGGTCGAGGACCATTGGTGCCAACTTACCTTCCTTAAGAGCACCAGCCGCTCCTACGATTCCTACGCCAGCCGCCCTTAGGATTAGGTATTTTATTCCCTTGGCCTCGCGCTTCTTAATTTCTTCCTCAAAGGCATCATCAATCTTTTTGACCTTTAGTTCACCCTGTAACTCTTCAAAAGCCTTTCTAGCCTGCTCTGGTGCAACTTCAATCTCTTTGGTCAAAACTTTGATCAATTCATCATCTTTTGTGCCACTTGGATCTATTTTTGCTGCATTTGAAGGCTCGGGCGATGCTTCTTCTTCATCCAAGCTTCTAAGTTCTTCTGTTAATGCGCCCTTGCGAAGAACCCTCTTTGTAATGAAAAAGTTCTTTAAAATTCTTCCAAACTTTGGAATCAGTTGAGAAGGCTTACCAGAGTTCAGGGCCTGGACCGCCAATAGTTCTGCTGCCTCATCGAGATAATCAGCAACCTTTTCTTTTTCTGCTGTTGTGACTGCTTCTGGAGCGCTCACCTCTTCCGGTGGCTTGGCTGGGTCTACGCCTCCACGCTTACTGCCCCTTGCTCGGGTGCCGGCTTTTTGGCCTCTTTTCTTCATTCTCTTTAAAGCCAGTTGTCTTCTTGCGCGATCGACGAAATTCTTAGTTCGTTCACGACCCGCTTTTCGACGGGCTTCATCTTTACCTCGCTTGAATGCCTCCCAGTCATCTGCGACTTCGCCACGAGATAGCAAGTCTTGAAACTCATCCCAGTCAGTCAGATCTAAAACTTCATCATCCTCTAAGGGTTGTTCCAGCAACAACGACTCCGCTAGAACAAGATCGATTTCTTCATTTAGGTTATCCATTTACAATAAATCCCCTTCTCCCTATAAATAGTTTCCAAAAGCAAAAAGCCCGAAGGCTTAACGCCTACCGGACTTAGACTTCTTCATTGCTTCCTCTGTCTTCTCATTTTCCTTTTTGATTTGGTCAGCGAGACGCTGGAGGAACCATCTGCGGATTGTTATTGGTAGATTGTAAGCCTCGGTAAAAGACCAGTTGCCGTGATACTTTAGGAGAAAGAATTCCTCATACACGGACTGGATGTAGTTATTGTCTAGACCAAAAGAAATCTACCGTTAAAGGTATGTCCACCTCCTTTTCAAAGCCGCAAGAAGGACAAGCAAAGTGTTGGGTCATGTCAAGCCCTGGAACGACCTTCAGGTAAGCCGCACGCAAATAACGGGAGTCATATGCGGGAAGAAC